ATGCCGTACTCGCCACCAATCCCGACGTTCTCGCAAGATACAATCACTCAGATGACTTCCTTCTTGGAAGAACAACAAGCGGAACACTTCGTCTTTATTCGGACGAAGTCGGACTGCGATACGAGATCGATCCACCGCAGTCCCGTATGGATGTGATTGAATCACTTCAGAGAGGTGATGTCACGCAGTCAAGTTTTGCGTTCCAGGTTTCTCCAGGCAATTCAAACGAAGTTTGGAGTCGCCGCGAGGACGGCATGCAAATCAGAACCATCAAAAACATCAGCCTTTTAGCCGATATTGCGCCATGTATCCAGCCAGCCTACCCCGGAACTCAAAGCTACGTCTCGAAGCGGGCGATGAGCATGGTGGTCAATGTCAACGTCGAGGTCGAACACGGGGAGGCAAGTGAAACTCCTATGGAGGACGTGGCCCCTGACGAAGAAGTCGAAAAGTACTCCAGCACAAAACCAACCGCAGGCATGGCATCGTCGGCGAAACGTGGACTTGCGTTCCACGAAGCAGGGCGAAGCTCACCAGATATGTCTCCTGAGATTGTCGCTAATGCGCACCGCATCGCGAAGCGTGAGGTACTCACCTCAGAGCATGTTGCGAGGATGAACGATTGGTTCAGGGCAACTTCGATAAACGACAGGTCTGGATGGGATGCCATCGGGGAAGAGTCGCATGCCTACGTTGAGCACCTTTTATGGGGTGGCGACGATGCGGCGAACTGGTCTGCGAGGAAAACCTCGGCCATGATTTCAGATCAAGCCAGGAGCATTTCTGCGTCTCTTCGATCTGCTGTTTTGCGTTGTGCCATGCACGACAACAGAGCAGGTGATAGACTACAGTAGTCAACAACACCACGGCGGATGCTGTGTGTGTCGGTACGAGCCTCGCGAGGATTCGCGAGTGCGGCGTGCTTGCAAGTCAACAACACTTGCCAGCCGTCGCGCTGTGTTTGTATACGCGGCTTAAAGCGGCTGGCCCCACAATAGGGAGCCTAACAATGGCCGCCAGCAACTATAAGCGTCTTCAGGATCGGGCAGCAGCAATCGCGTCGCGAATGTCAGAACTCGCAGACGTCGCAGAACGAAGCGACGAAAACGTCGCAGAACTCCGCAAGCTCTCAGACGAAGCAGATCGTGTGAAGTCTGACCTCGAGTTTGAATCCAAGCTCGCAGCAAAAGAAGCAGAGCTTCGCTCTGTGATTGACCGCGCTACACCAGCGCCGGAAGCAGTCAAGCCAGAACCAGCGAAGGTTGAGATTCGGCAGATCATGCCGCATCACACTTCGCTTCGTGCTTACAACGACGACTCGAAGTCTGTCGAAGAAGCGTATCGCGTTGGCCGTTGGATTCGAGCGACCGTTTTTCGTCGTGAAGACGACTTGAGATGGTGCCGCGATCACAACGTCGAAGCTCGAGCACTCTCCGAAGGAACTAACTCCGCTGGCGGTTATCTCGTGCCGCAAGAGTTCGCGGCTCGGGTGATACGTTTAGTTGAGACTACCGGCACGTTTCCAGCAGCCGCAGAGAACGTGACGCTTGCACGCGATGTGATGACGATCCCCAAAAGATCGACCGGAACGACAGCATACTTCGTCAACGAAGGATCATCTGTCACTGAATCGGATACCGCGTGGACCCAAGTCACACTCAACAGCAAAAAGCTCGCAGTCGCGAGTCGCATGTCTTCTGAGGTGATGGAAGACTCGGCATCTTATGTCAACATCGCAGATCAGATCACTCTTGATTTCGCGACTTCGCTCGCACTCAAGATCGATCAGGCTGGATGGCTTGGTGCAGGAGACGGTAGTTCAGGTTCGATCAATGGAATCATCCCATCGATCAACGACGGAACGCATACCTCAAGCGTTGCTACTGCCGTCGCCGGGAACGTCGGGTTCGAGACTCTCGACCTCGAGGACTTTTTGAGTGCGATGGGCAAGTTGCCAATTTACGCAAGAGCAGGGGCTCGATGGTTCATCTCGCCTGCTGGATTTAGCCAGTCGATGGCTCGTCTCAAGTACGCTGCTGGCGGTAACACCGTCGACAACGTAGGCGGCGCAGTCGGCGAGTCCTTCCTTGGGTACCCCGTCACTCTAGTTCATGTCATGAACGGAACGCTGGGTGCTGGCGGTGCTTCTGCGAGTGAGAACATGTGTCTGTTCGGAAACGTAAGCCTGTCAAGCATCTACGCTTCTCGCAAAGAGTTCAGCGTGAAGCTGTATGACCAGGTATACGCAACTACAGATCAACTTTTGCTGCAAGGCACGCTTCGCATAGATGCTGTCTCACACTCCTTGGGTTCAAACAGCGAGTGCGGTCCTGTTGTAGCTCTCCAGTCTGCTGCGTCCTAACTTTTGTCCCTTTATGCGGGACGGCTAGGATGGCCGATCAAGGCGCAAGGAAGCGCGCCCGCTCCTCTTATGGAGCGAATGATGCTGCTGAAGATTGGTCATGTCGAATGTGATGTCAAGATCGGGGCGGTGATGAGCACCCCCCGACTTGGCTTCACAGATAATTTCTTCTGCGTCGCAGGGGCACTAACGCCACATGGAATATCACCCATCAAAGTGTCAGGTGCCTTCTGGGGGCAATGTCTGACGAGAGCGATGGAAACAACCATCGACCAAAACGATTGGATACTGACTATCGATTACGACAGCGTTTTCAATGCGAGAACGCTTGAGGCGCTTATGGCACTTGCACTCCACTCCGGTATGGACGCGATAGCGCCGCTGCAGGTGAAGCGAGAAGCCGACGCCGTGATGTTCGCTCTTGGAAACGATGTTGATTCCAAGACCACTGTGGACGACGACTGGTTTAAAAAACCAGTTCAGATCGTCGAGACGGCGCATTTCGGTCTCACTCTTATTCGCACCGAGGCTCTCAAGCGTATGCCGAAGCCTTGGTTTCTGGCCGCTGCGAATGAGAAGGGCGAGTGGAACGGCGATCACACCGACGAAGACATTTCGTTCTGGCGATCGTGGAAGAAGTGTGGCAACACCCTTGGTATCGCCACTCATGTCTCAATTGGTCACGCAGAGCTAATGATCACTTGGCCGAGTCGCCAAGTAGAGGGCAGTAAAGTGCAGCAGCACACAACTGATTACTGGCAGGAACAAAAAGCACATCCGAAAGCATGGGGGGCAGTCGCATGAAGATCAGAGTCATCAGAGCATACGGACCATACAAGCGAGGCCAAGAGTTTGATTGGCAAGAGGGCGGGTTCAGCCGACTCATGCTGAAGCAAGGCTTCGTCGAACGAGTCCTCGAAGAGCAAGAGATCGAGACCGCGTCAATTCAGCAGCGCACCAGGAAGGCAGCTAGGAAATGACTACTGTCCACTTCGGCACACCGCAATATCCAGAGACTCAACTCACTCCGTATCGCAGTCTGATACGAGTGACGCAGCCTTTGGTTGAGCCGGTGACACTGCGTCAGGCGAAGAGTCATTGTCGCGTTGATGCGTCGGACTCAGATGCCTATATCGCATCGCTCATATCGACGGCGAGAGAGTATGTCGAGAATCAACTAGACACAACACTCGTCACAACTGTGTGGCAGGCTCGCTACGATGGCTTTCCACTGTGGCCGCTCTTGTTGCCGCGTCCTCCGATGGCTGCGGCAAACGTAACCGTGACATACAAAGATGTCGCCGCATCGACGCAGACAATCACCAGCGCTGGCAATGATTTTCTTGTGGACGAGAAAGCCATCCCCGGCAGGATACTGCCACAATACAACGGCAATTGGCCTGTTCCTCGAGGCGACGAGGGCTGCGTCACCGTGCAGTGGACTGCGGGCTACGGCGACAGCGGCGAGAGTACGCCACCAACCATCAGACACATAATTCTTCTCCTTGTGGGCCACTGGTTTTCGTCGAGAGAACCTTTTGCTCAGGGAGCGATGAATCCTGTCCCGCTAACAGTAGAAACACTCATGGCACACGCTGGCTGGGGAGGATATCGATGACAGTACAGGCAAGAGTCGACTGCGACGTGATCTTTCATGATCAATCAGGTTCTGTTTTTACACTGGGTGCTGCGAGCGAACACATCAGGGTGACTCCGTCCGCTGCGGTCACGATCAGCGGCTCAGTTGGAACCGCAGCGGTGTCATTGACATCGAGTGTCGCGACGTTATCGACGCTGGCAATAAAAAACACGGGAGCAAATCTACTACGAGTCGCGGGCGCGTTTAATGTCCCTGCCGGGCGTATGGCAGTGCTTCCTGTCACTGCGACCGTAACAGTTGCGAGCGTCAGTGGGACGACGGACTACGTCGCCGTGTGGATCGGATGATAAACGCCGGGAAGATGCTAGAGCGTGTTGTGTTGCAGGTGCCCAGCGAGGCGAGGAATCAATATGGAGAAACAACAATCGTTTGGTCAGACGCAGCCACTGTCTGGGCGAGCGTCGAAGGCGTGTCAAGCAGAGAAATGCTTCAAGCGATGCAAGCAAATGTCATCGTCTCGCATAAAATCCGAATACGATTCTACGAAGGTCTCACCGCAGATTACCGAATTGTCTGGAGAGAACGAAATCTCGAAATAGCAAGCGTGCTCGAGCAACAAAACAGAACGCTGCATGAAATATTTGCCAAAGAGGTGACGTGATGAGCCAGACGAATGCTTATATTCGAGTTGATTTGAAAGGCGTGTCAGAGTTGGCGAAGAGTCTTGATGCCATAGCGGCCTCAGTTGACATTAAGGGTGAGAAGGGGCTGGCAATGATGAGACACGCAGTTAAGCGTGCTTCAAGGCCCATCTATAACGAATACAAGTCCAGGGCAAGAGCAGCAGAAGTCACAGGCAATCTTGCGAACAGTACGAAGACCAAGTCGAAAGTGTACGAAAATAACAGGGTCGTCATCGCCATCACGGGGCCAGAGCAAACAGGAAGAACACCTTCGTCGGCAGATAGGCCAAGTGGTAATCACGCGCATCTCTTGGAGGACGGCACTCCTCCTCGAAGGCCTGGCAACAATAGTCGTCGCCAGTACAAACCAATCAACGTACATCAAATGATCAACGGCAAGATGAGAAGACACGGCAGCATGCGTGGTGAGGATTTCGCCATTCAGAAGACAGGGTTCTATTTTTTGATGGGTTCGTTCAAAAACCCGAATCGCCAAGCTAAAAAGGGAAGCGGTTATCCATACGATTTTGCAGTGACGCCGGGGAGAGGCCAGCACCCATTCACGCTGCATCCCGGCGAAACGTATGGAGGCATGCCTGCGCAGAAGCTTATGCGAAAAACTATTGATTCTGTGGGGGCGCAGGTCAACAGCAACTTGATCTCATTGTTGACTACAGCAATTAACAAAGCGATTGCTGACCAGAGCGAGGGGAGGCTCTAAAACAATGCTTATATCTCCAGAGCGACATATTTATTTGAAACTGATCACAGCCCCTTCGGTTGCTCGCATCGTCGGGTTCCAGGTTTATCCGATCGCTGTGCCCAAAACCAACGCACAGATTCCTTTTCTTGTTTACCGGCGATCAGACATCTCCAGAGAGACGCACCTCGCTGGCCCGATGTTCCAGCCGGTAGTCAGGCTACAGGTAGCAGCATGGTGTCTCACTTACGACAGCGTCAGAGAACTTGCAGACGAGGTTCGCATGGTGCTCGACGGCAGCACCGGGACGCTCGCAGGTGTTACAATTGAAGACATACGGCTGGTACAGGAGCTTGATGATTTCCTTGATCCTACGTCGGTCGGGGCACAGTTACCGCCAGCATACGAAGTTCGTCAGTTGTATTCGATTCGGTGGCATGAAGCTTCCGAATAACCAATCCCGCGCAAGGAGGCGCAAAGTACTATGGCAGGCATATCCGCACAGGGACTCACATTTACGTTCGGCGGTTCGGCGTTGATCGTCACCAGCGTAAACGTCTCGGATTCTCAAGACTTGATTGATGGTTCCCACTTGGGAATTCCACCATCGGGCCGCAAAGAATTCGTCGGTGGATTTGGCACGACTCGCGAGGTTACTTGCGATTACATCTCCACGACGGTCTTAGTTGCGGGCACCAGTGGCGCTCTTGCAATCAGTGGACCAATGTCGTTTTCAGGCAATGCAACTCTGCAAAGCTCGAGCATCGGCGGCAGCGTCGGCGATCTCATCAAAGGAAATGCCTCGTTTAAGGTTGCTTAACACATATGGCAGGCGTCACCTCTCAAGGAGCTACGTTCACGTTTCGTGGCTTCAGCGGAGCTATCACTGGCATCAGCGTTGAGTATCCAAAGGCAGAAATCACAGACATGACCAGCGTAAGTCATGGTCTGGGGTATGTCGTCCTTGTTCCGACGAATGATTGGTCTGCGGGTTCTTTCTCTGTGGATTACATACGGACCCCTTCAACAGGAGACCCGCAAGATCATGTCCGAAAGGTGAATCAATTGACGATGGCTTCGAGTGGTTTTACTATCTCGAAGCGAGTGGTTTGCGAATCGGCGTCTAACGAGGTCCGCGTTGGTGAGTTGGTGCGCGGAAACCTCAGATTTACCATCACCGACTACACACAGACAAGTTGATAATTTTATGTCGCTTTCAAGATCAGCAATTCTCAACGTGAACGATACCAAGCTCGATAAAGTCAATGTTCCTGAATGGGGCGGTGACGTTTGCATCAAGACTCTGACAGGAACAGAGCGTGATATCTTCGAGGACAGCTACGCAGACCAGAAGATGAAGCAGTTCCGAGTTCGCTTCCTTGTGCTCACTCTCTGTGACGACTCTGGCAACAGACTTTTCACAAACGAGGAGATCGATGTCATCGGCAGCAAAAGCTCAACGGTAATAGCTACTCTTTTCGACAAAGCGTGGGCTTTCAACGCATTTAGAGTGGAGGACGTTACCGCGTTGGGGGAAGGTTCGCCGAACGCCCAGAGCGACGTTTCTACTTCAAACTAGCTTTGGCCCTCGGCAAGACGGTGAAGGAATTGTTGAGTGATCTCGACAGCAGAGAGATCGCTGAGTGGTACGCATACGATCAGCGGTGGCCGTTGCCAGACCCCTGGCAGCAGACGGCGAGGATGTGCAGGATCATCATGTGTTCGAGCGGGAACTATAAGCGAGGCGAAGTCCCCGAAGAGTCGGCGTTTATCCCAACACTGAACCGACCAACTCAATCACCTGAGCAGATACTCGCAGAGCTAATGAAACTCAACCAGAGGTAGTAAACAAGTGGGCTATCTCGGCAAAATCTCTGCGATCCTGACGGCTAACCCCATTAACATGCAAAAGGGGTTGTCTACGGGCGCGAATAGCGTGAAGGAGTACGGCCAGTCGGTATCAAAGAACATACGTTCTTCGATGCGTGATTCTGAGAAGAGCTTCTCCGGCATTCTGACGCAGGCGCAAAAGCTCAAAGCGTCTCTCGACGCTGCCCTTTCTGAAAAACTCAAATTCAAGGGTTTTGCGGGAGTAGATAAAGACATACAAGGCGCAGTAAGAAGAGCGACAGAGCTTCAGAATGCGGCTGAGGGCATAGCTAAACCACTCGGCAGCGCGGCCGCTAAGTTCAGCCAGATGTCGCACGAGATACAGGCTAGCTTTATGCCTGCATTGGCGGCCGCGCAGCAGCGCGTCCAGACTCTGCACAACGAGATTAACTCTGGCACAAGGATCAGCAAAAAGAATTTCTCAGACATCGCAAATCAAGCACTAGC